CTGATTGATGCAATGATGGCTAATACCCGGGCTGTGCTAATCGCGGCTGGTGTTGATGTGTCCGGCAGGCTATCAGAGCAGATGTATCTTGCTGTTGCATCAGGCGGCTCCAAGGCTGATATGATTGAAACAGTGAGGCAGTTCACGCTCGGCAAGACTGACAAGCGTGGGAAGCCCCTTGCTAATCATGCTGTGACGATAGCAAATGACGCTTATATGGGAATTGACTCATTGGTCACAATGCGTATTGCTGAAAACAATAATCTGGATAAGTTCATGTATCAGGGCACGCTCATATCAGATTCCCGCCCATGGTGCGTCAGCCACTTAAACAAGATACTGACCCGGGAAGAAATCCGGAAATGGGACGGCCAGCAATGGGCAGGCAAGAAACCAGGTGATTCGTTTATCGTCAGAGGTGGTTATCAATGTCGACACCACTGGCGCATAGTAGTAAGTAAATAAAGGAGAGTAGAATGGATTTAACCCAGGAAGCGTTTGACGCGCTAGAAGAGAAGCTGCGAGCAGCGAACGGCGAAGCAGCATCACGCCGGAAGGAACTCGGCACGCTAAAAGAGCAGCTCGGAGCATTTGAGGGGATTGACCCATCAAAGTATCAGGAAGCCATGACAGCCAAGCAGAAGCTCGAAGATGAACGCATGAAGGCAGAAGGTGACTTTGAAGCACTGCTCGAAAGCAAGACGGCAGAGCTTAAGAAGATGCTCGCTCAGAAAGATGAGCAGATTGCCAGCGTAACCGGATTGCGCGAGAAAGAGCAGATTGACGGCACTCTGATTGCAGCACTGTCCAAAGGTGATGCTCACAGCCCTGATGAGCTGTCTGTGCTTCTGCGCGATAAGATCGGCCTGGATGAGTCCGGCCCGTTCATCAAAGACGGTGATTCTGCAATGGTCAAAGACGGCAAGCGCGTATCTGTTAACGATTTCGTCTCTGAGTGGCTCTCTGACCGTCCCCGGTACGTCAAGGCTGGTGCTGGTGGCTCAGGTGGTGCTGGTGGTAAAGAAAAGCCAGCAGGCAAGGCAGTATCTCGCGCTGTATTCGATGGCATGTCACCTGCTGCAAGAATGGCGCATGTTAAAGATGGCGGTTCAATCAAAGATTAATCATATCGGGCTGGCCTTCGGGCTGGCCCTATTTGACACATTGCAACATTAGGCGTATATTGCGCCACAGTAGCGGCGTGATGCTTAGCCACTCGGGATTACAACCGTCATTGTTAGCCCGGCTCTAGTGTGAGCCTGCCGAAGTGGAAAGCGGCATAACTCTTCTTCCTAGTTTTGGCGAGATGCCATCGCGTTACGGCGCATCATCTTCCAATCTAGGAGTTTCAAAATGGCTGAAAATACAATCACAGGCTTGGTGCCTGATATTTACGAGGCAATGGACGTTGTATCTCGCGAACTTACCGGCATGATTCCGGCAGTGACGCTTGATGCGTCTGCTGATACTGCTGCACTTAATCAGAATATCCGCGTTGACATTGAACCTGATGCAGGCGACGGCGTAACAATCACCCCAGCAATGACAATCCCTGAGCCTACAGGTGAAACTTCAGGTTATACTGATATTGTCATCACTAACGCTAAAGCGTATGAGTTTGGCTTCATCGGTGAGCATCAGAAAGGTCTGAATACTGGCCCGGGTTACAATAACGTTCGCGCTAACAAGATTGCACAGCGCATTCGTAAACTGGTCAACGATGTTGAATCTGATCTGACTGCTGAGCAGGTTAACTTCTCCCGCGCTTATGGCACTCCAGGCACTACCCCATTCGGCACTGCTGGTGACTCACTGACGCTTCCGAAGCTCTTCGCATCCTGAAAGACAATGGCGGCCCTGGTTCTGACAACCATCTTGTAATGAACTCCGCCGCTGGTGCCAAGTTCCTCGGCATGCAGGCTCGCGTTGATATGTCCGGCACTGATTCAATTCAGCGTCAGGGTGTACTTCTGCCACTGGCTGGCATGGATCTGCGTGAATCTGCACAGATTGAAACAAGCGTAGCAGGCACTGGTGCTGGTTACTTGGTTAACAACGTAGCCGGTTATGCTGTTGGTGATACTGTTATCGCTGCTGATACCGGAACTGGAACTATCCTCAAGGGTGACATTGTTACTTTCGCCGGTGACACCAACAGGTATGTCGTCGCGTCTGCTCTGGCTGCTGGTTCATTCACCATCGCTGCACCTGGCCTGCGTGTTGCTCTTGCTGATGGCGTTGCTATCACTGTTGTTGCTGCCGCTGCTCGCAATATGGCGTTCGCTCGCTCTGCTATCGTGCTTGCTGCTCGCGCTCCAGCACGCCCAGAAGAAGGCGACATGGCTGAAGACGTAATGGTTGTAACTGACCCACGTTCTGGCCTGTCTTTCGAGTTTGCGATGTACAAAGGCTATCGCAAGGTTCGCTATGAAATCGCGCTGGCATGGGGTACAAAGGTAATAAAACCGGAGCACACCGCTCTGCTGCTCGGTTAAGGCTGCTTAACCTTGGGGGATTGCTTCGGCAGTCCCTCATATTAAGCAACTTTAAACCGGAGGCGGCCATGTCTGAAGTATGTCCAACAGTAAAAGTAGATAACCCAGATGAGAAGGGCGGCTTCATGATTATCAATGAGTCCGACTTCGATAAGGAAAAGCACACTGTTTTCGGTGAAAAGAAACCTGCTCGCAAGCGCAAGGCTAAGGCCGCTTAATCATGGCTGGTGGCGGGCACGCATTAGTATCAGTAAGAGAAGACGGCTCGCATTATGTCATCGGGCCTCATGCGCCGCTGCCGGTCTCCTCAGGGATTGAAGAGAAGATTGAGGATGGTCAGGTATATATCCATGATGACTTGCATCTAGCAGTTGGAGCAGGAGCATCAATTTATCACCTGCTGAAAGTGGGGGTAAAAGAGCTTCATCTTATCCGCTGGCACATCATAGCATCTACAGCACCAGGCACCGCTGAACTTACAGAGGCACCAGTTGTATCTGCCGATGGAACTGCTGAAACCGTAATTAATAAGCGCAGGTCATCAATGAACGCGTCACTGGCTGCTATATTCAGTGCCCCTACGTTTTCAGACCCAGGCTCGCATCTTGAAAGCACGCTGCTGACAGGCTCAAGGCTTGAAGGCGGAAGCCAGCCCGGAACGCAAGGCGAATGGGTATTAGCTGCCAATACAGATTATCTATTTTCATATAACAATGACTCTACCGGAAGTGCTGATCTTGAGGTTCATTTCTCGTGGTATGAAGAGGAAGTTCACTAATGGCTATTTGGGCAACTGACACAGATTTAGCAGAGTATGAAATCGGCATTGTGGGTGATTTACCTGCTGGCCAATCCGACTGGTCTGCTGAGATTGCTAAAGGGCAGGGCGATACACTGGAGCGCATCAAGTCCGATTGGTGGGAGTCACATATTTCCGGCAGGTATTACGACGCGAATAGTTACCCAATCATGGATGAAGCATTGTTGAACACAGCCGCCCTAAAGCAGCTCACATGCTTTCAGACGCTCGCTCATTACATCATGCCAAAGCTTGCACGCTTCTCTGATGAAGATGACGCATACACTCGCAAGATTGATTTCTACATTGCAGAAGTTGAGCGCGAATATCGCAAGATTAAATCAATGGCACTTTATGATTTCAACGCTGATTCAACGTTCAGCGATTACGAGCGTACTGGTCCTGTGCAAAGGAGACTCGGTCGTGCGTGAATCTGCTATTGCTGCAATCGTGACTAACATCAGCGCGATCTCTATCGCCAATGGTTATACGCTGGATATCGGCAAGGTCATCCGCTATGACGATAAAGAGCAGATACCAGCCACCGGATACCCTGCCGTTATGATTACTGATAACGATGATGAAGTTCGCGAACCGAAATCAGGTGGCTATTCAGACGTTTATTTCACGCTGAAGTTGCAGGGCTTGGTTCACAGTCGCGACGCTGCTTCAACTGCGATGAACTCGCTAGATAAAGCAATCAAAAAGGCAATCAACGCTGACCGCACTCTAAGCGGCACAGTGGCGAACGTGACTATCTTATCACGCACCAATACTGACCTAGACGGAAACGAATCTGAGTCTGCATTCATCCGCCCAGTTCAAATCTACTATGTCGCCAACGAAGCAAACGGAGAATAACAATGGCAAAGAAACCAGTTCGAGAAAGAGAAACACACAAACCAAGACCGGCTAAGAAAGGAGAATAACAATGGCTACAATTTACGAAAAGGCGTTTTTAGCCAAACTTGAGACAACTAAAGGCACTGATTCTGTTCCCGTTGCAGGTTCTGATGGCGTTCGCATTGAAAAGGGCTTTGCACCAACTCCTGCTGCTGAAAAGATTCCATACGACCCTGTCAAGGCTACCATGGGCGCGCTTAAGTCACTGACAGGCCGCAAGACCCTTGCTATCGAAGCTCCAGTGCTTGTACGCGGCTCAGGCGTTGCTGGTACTGCTCCTGAAGTAAGCGCATTGCTCCAAGCGTGCGGATTGGTTGAAACTGTATCGGCAGGCGTAAGCGTCACATATAACCCAACCAGCACAGCAGCAAGCCTTAAGTCAGTATCTACCTATTCATACATTGATGGTGTACTGATGAAAGGACTTGGCGCAGTTGCTAACGCATCTTTCGCTTGCACAATCAACCAGCCAATCGCGGCTAACTTCACTGTCCAAGCTGGCTTCGATACTGCACCGACTACTACGGCAGCAGTCAATCCAACTTTTGACACCATCCAGCCTATTGTTATGACTTCTGCTGATGTTGTTTCAGATGGCACGACTATCAATGTAGGCTCCTTTACACTGGACTTCGGCAATGAGTTCGGCGACCACTACACCACAGGGCAGAATGAATACAGCGTAGCCAACCGCAAGCCGACAATCACTATCAGCAAAGACTCGGTTTCTACTGTTGCAGATTGGAACGCATTGCGCGATGGCACAGAGTTTTCAATCTCAGCAACATTCGGTGCAACTGCCGGTAACATCATGACGCTGACTGCTTCAAAGGCCGTCCCTACTTCAAACTCACTGGCTGAACGCAATGAACGCCACACGAAAGAAATCGTGTTTGAGTTGCTTGAGACTTCCGGCGATGACCAATTCTCCGTGGTTTTCTCTTGATGAAGCTACTCAGGGGACAGGCCGAAAAGGTAAACATCAAAGAACGCATCAAAATGATGAAGAATGGGGAACTTTCGGATGGGCCGGAAGTTTCCATCTCCTTTGAAGTTGAAGTGGTAGATTCAGCACTGCAAGCGCGGCTGCTGGATCTTTCCCGCTTTGTTTACTCACAGGAAGGCAAGCAGCGTTATATAGCATGCCAGCTCAAGCAGTGCATTTCAGGCGATGTGTTCACCGTAAATGATGCTGACATGAAAGCATCAGACTGGGCGACCATGGCTGACTTTACAGACCCTGAGACAGCCGGAATCTTGGCAGTCATCAGCCGCGAAGTTGACAAGCATGTATTCACCCAGGCAGAAGATGAAAAAAAGTAACAGCCGCCGCCATTGCTTGGAAGTGCGGCAAGAGTTGCGAGAAATGCCCGGTGCAGAGAAACGCGCCGGAAGTATGCCATGAGGTTCAGGAGTGGGTTGAAGGTGAAGAAACCGAATGCCCAGTTCTTTACCTTAAGCAATTCGCGCCTGTTTTCATCGCATACAATGAAATCGAAGAATACGGCCTTCCGCATAGCGGCGGATGGGCTGAACAGCCTGCAAAGCTGATGCAATACGTCAAACTGATTCGCGTCGTCATGCGCAATAAGGAGTTATAAAATGGCAGAGAAGCTCCAGATAGTTATTGACGTTGATGGCGGAAAGGCAACCACCACGCTTAATAAGGTTGAAAAGGCCACGAAAGACGTAGGCGACCAGTCAGAGAAGTCATCAAAAGGCGTTAAGAGGCTATCCGCTGCCCTTGGTGGCTTGGCCGTCGGTGCCACTGCTGCGGCCGCTCTTGGTAAGCTGACCGATGTTGCGCGTGAGTTTGATATTATCAATGCGTCACTGGTCACTGTTACAGGCTCAACAGAAGCGGCAAATGCTGCCTTCTCGCAGATAGAGAAGTTCTCAGCAACAACGCCATTCGCGCTGAAAGAAGTGGCTGACGCATTCATCAAACTGAAAGCACTTGGCCTTGATCCATCAGAGGAGGCTCTGCTTTCATACGGTAATACTGCATCGGCCATGGGTAAATCACTTAATCAGATGATTGAGGCAGTCGCTGACGCTTCGACGATGGAGTTCGAACGCCTGAAAGAGTTTGGCATCAAGTCAAAGCAACAGGGCGATAATGTATCATTCACATTCAGAGGCGTTACCACCACTGTTAAAAAGTCATCAGAGGATATTCAAGATTACCTACTGAACATCGGTGAAGTTGATTTTGCCGGGGCGATGGAAGAGCGCGCAAAAAGTTTAGACGGCGCATTATCAAACCTTGGTGATGGATGGGATAGCCTGTTCCGCACTATCTCAAACGCTGGCATCGGCGACTTAATTGCTGAATCAGCACGAAAGACCACGGAGGCACTTGAAGGCTTCGGCATTGCAATCAATGTACTGACGAAAGCAGATGACCAGCTTGCGCTCGCAGTAAGGCTTGAAGAGTTGCATAAAAGGCTCAAAGACTTGAAGGAAAGCGGTCTTGTTATGTCCGGCGAGTTTCTGAACTTCTCAAGCTCTGAGCAGGCAACGGCATCACTCACAGAAGAAATCAGACTCCTGACCAAGCAGCGCAAGGAATTGGTGAAACCACCCGCAACAGGTACAGGTGGAACGCCAACAGGCACAGGTGACGATAAGCCGCCGCCTACTGGCAAACCAACAGAAGCAGAAAAAAAGGCTGCTGAACGCGAAGCAGCACGCCGCGAAGCTGACATGATAGCAGCGTATCAGCACAACGCTGACCGCATCCAAGCCGCTCAGGACTACTACGACGAGCTTGCATTGATGGCTGAACAGGTTGCCATGGATGATGAGATGCGCGCTATTGATGCTTTCGATAAAGAGCTGAATCTGATTGAAGAGAATCGCGCGATGCAGGTTCAAAATGGCGTGGATGAGGTGGCGGCCGAAGAAGAGGCGAATAAAGCTAAGGAAGACGCAGAAAAGATACACCTAGAAAAAATAAGCAAGATTCGCAAAGACGCAGGCAAGGAAGATCTCGCGATAAAGAAGAAAACAGACAAGATGATAGCAGATGCAGACAAGCAAAGGCTATCATTGACTGCTGGTGCATTAGGTGCGGCTTCAGACCTTCTCGCAGCCAGTGGTGAGGGTGCTTTTCAAGCAAGTAAGGCGTTCGCTATTGCTGAAACTGTTGTATCGACGTATTCAGCAGCACAGAAGGCTTATGAATCACAATTAGCGTTACCAACTCCAGACGCTCCTGCCAGAGCAGCAATCGCTGCCGGTATCGCCATTGCAGGTGGACTTGCAAGAGTTGCAGCTATCGCATCAACATCCTCAAGTTCAAGCAGTGTGTCTGCAACATCTACAGGCGGGAGCACCCCAACGGCAAGCGCAACGACAAGCAGCGTGCCGGAAGCACCAACGACTACTACTGACACAACTCAAACGTCAGCAATTAATGTTGTGGTTGAAGGCGGCAGTGTATT